TTGGGTTACCTTTTTGTGAATAGTGACCCGTGAATTCAATATCTCTGAATTCATGATTGAAGATGATTCCGTGAAAGTGCTTGCGCCCGAACGTATCGCCGTATTCACCAGTCATGACCTGTTTGATTTGCTTGAATGTCTTCGACTTAACTTTACCTCGACGCTTATAGTGCGCCGGCAGAAGGTCACAGTACTGAGCCTGACAGAAAGCCTGACGGAAATTTTTAATAAATTGAGCCCAATCCGAGTGATCAAGATCCGGTGAACCAAGATTCTTTTCATCGTATGTGAGCGTGATGAAATACGTACTCTCGGGATAGGACTCTGCCTCCAGCATAATCCTAAGAGCCCTGGAATATCGACGATCTACGCGACAAAGTTGACATTTACCGCAAGGAATATCGTATATATGATAGTATTGATCATTCTCGAGGTCCCTGACACCTTTTTCCTGATGTCGAGGTCCAAGGAATGTTGATCCCCTGAATCGGCGATCCACACCGATCAGGTTAGGTCTGGAGCAAGCCACTGCTTCGGACCTTTTTTTTAGAGTCGAATACCGCCGCGAGAACCGAGGCGGGGAATGTGATTGATCTTCTTCGACACGTTGTTACGACGAAAATTTTTGCGACTACCCTGGTAGCTCATTTTCTTACGATAAGACATTTTTGCACTCCGTTTTTGGTTGATGAGTACGTTTTCCATTATTTCGGCATTTTCGTTCCGAAAAGCCAAGACTTTTTAAGTACCTGTACTAAAAAGTCATCTGGCACAAATATGACAAGTAGGAGCATTTGTGCCAGCCCCACCCTTGAATTCCCTCCCCATGTCTGGGGAGGGACCGTTTTTAATCAGGTTATTTTGCGATTAGCACCGCGTTATTAGGGGGCCGCTGGTCCGCGCCCCCTAATACCCCCAGGACGTCGCCTTCGCGTTTCTCGGCGACGCGCTCAATCGCCGCTGTGGGCTAATACAGAATACAGAACCGAGCCCGTTTAAGAATCTGTAAACAGAGTAGATCGCGCACGCGCGTGTGGCACGCGCACGCACGTTTTTTGTTTTTTACTTGACATTCGGGCATGAGGGTTCTGTGGAGATTTTATTTTATCACAATCGCTGCGGCTTCAAGGTTCGCTACGCTCTCCACCTTGAGATCCTCGCTAGATGTGTCTTTCAGAATGAAATTCAACCCTCTGAAGGAGGTACCTATGAAGAAGAATATGAAGAATACATCTAACAGAACTTACTCAGTAAGAGAGAGAATTGAATACTATGAAGAGCAAGTTTTGATTCATCAAGAGAAGCTGGCCAAGGCGAAACTTCGCCTGTTCCGGCTTAAGAGAGAGGCGCGCTAAAGCGCTTCAACCCCGGTACGGTAGTACCGGGTTTTCCTTTTCGTCCTTTTTTTCGTCGCAATCTTTTTTTTTACGACGGGCAAGGCCCAAAGTAAGAATACGGACGATTGCATCTATAATTACTACGATCAGTTCTTTGTTCATTTATTCCTGATCGGTAGGAGCGTCTACGACTTTAGTCTTTTTCGGACTACCGTCCTTTTTTGAGCCGGGAACCACACCCGGCTCCGGAGAGCCCGCGGGCATGCCCGCGGCTTCCTTGGGAGCATCGAAGATGCCCCATTTTACACATTGATCTTTATTCTTCTCGTCTCCGATGAACTCGAAGAAACCCTGAATGGAATTTTTAAATTGATTGCGAATCTCAGCAGGCATCATTTCGAATGTTTGCTGAGCCTTCGCCACCTTATCGAGATCGCGCGCATACTCGCCAAGCTCGGTGAAGTCACCATACAACTCGCGCGCTTTTTTAACATGCTCAACTACACCGGTACGACGATATTTAGCGAGAATGTTGTTAATGTCGACCTGATCCTTGAAATGCTGTTGAGTCATCCCGTCGTCAGCCGACGGAGCAATTACAGCAATACGTTTGCTATATTTTCCACGAACACCAAATTGATTCATGATTACCTCCTCGGGGGCATCATAAGTTGTTTGTCTTTTTCATCCGGAAGCATTTTATCGATCATCTTCGCACCGCTACGTATACCTTCTTCGATTTTCTCAAACAAATACGATTTAGGACCTAAAATCTTAGCTTCCTTATTCGTTTTCGCAGCAGTCGCTCTGTTCACTTCCGCTGCGCTCGCAAGCTGCTCGCCTTGGGCTTTCATAACATTAAGCTCTTCCTTCATCTTAGCGCCCATAGTCGCGTTAGAAGCGAAACCCTCAAGAGGATTTTCTTGATCCGCCATGAAAGTTTGCGCAGTCGCGCCACCAGGAGTAGAAGCACCAGCTCCGCCAGTACCACTAAGAATAGGATTAAGGCCGGCCGCCTTAAGATCCGCTACCTCACGTTGATGAGCAGTGTTTGACATCATCTCCTGCCATTGGCGATCGGCCTGAGCCGCATGCCAGGCATTGTCGTTAGCTCTGTCCATCATCGCGCGATTGCGCTCGTCAGCATAAAGAGACCCCGCAACAGAGGCCAATCCCATAAGAGCACCGCCGAACATTAAATCCTCGTCAATCCGGGAGCGCTATAAACCGGCATCACACGAGCCGTAATGTTCTCCACGTAAGAGTCGAAAATGAAATGAGGCTCAGACGGAACAGCAATACAGCGATCAACAGGCGCGTTCTCTTGAATGAACGTATCTCCAAGAGTAGGCAGAGACGCAAATTCCTCTGCCAAATGCCATGCATCCAAGCTCGCTGCCGCCGTAGACCGAAAGAGCCCTGTGATTTTGGACGTTTTGAATCTGTACTCTGCCCAACGCTCTTGGCAACCGAATACAGCCTCATTATTCGTAGCAGCCGAGGGATTAACCCAAATCTCTTGATTAAGAACGGCTTGCTCGCCCAAGTTGGCGAAGTTGGGATAGTAGTAATCGAATCGAGTGCGGCGACTCCAATGTCTATCTAAACCTTCCTGGTAGGACAAATCGGAGCGAACACACATAAGACCGATCACATAACCGAATTCAGTGAATGATTTAATAAAACCATTGCCATGTGCCGAGACTGTTCCGAATGCCGCCACGTTACCCTGAGGCGTAGAGGCGCCCGTTTCTGAAGTCTGCGGTATCGGGTGAATGTTAACCATTGAACGCTGGTAACCGAGGAATTCCGGACGTTGTAAGCGAAAGTCTGGATTGATAACGCCGAAGTGATTGTACAGCATCTCGACAAAGCGACTACCTCCGCGCATATCCAATTCATAAGCTTGCTGAATAACAATGGCCTCACGAAATTCGTTTACAGTCGGAGCCGAAGCCTGAGAAAGATCCGCACGAATCTGAGGGTAACCAGTCGAACCTTCGTTCGCAAACAATAATGTTTCACCTGAAGCAGTACTATTGCCCCACGCTTTAATGCCCCAACCAGTGGTACCATTAGCAGCCGTTGCAGTTCCATCAGACCACTTTACCGAAGTCGGATTAAGAGCCGCAGCCTCAATAGTACCGCCTGCATCCGTAATACCAAGTCCCATGACCGGGGCATAGCCACCAATGGGCAATTCAACCGCATCGCCCTTCTGGGGAGACGGACGGGCAGTTGTAAAATAATCTTTGAACTTGGTAACGCGTTTAAGTTGATAGTCCGCAAGGTTATCAGGGCCGTCATCCGTGTCGACCACGGGTGCGTTTTGAAGATCCTGATCGCGAAACCACTCGCGCCAAATAAGATTGTACATTCTGAATGGTAGAGCGGAAACCTTGTCAAGGTACTGTTTTCCTTGCATGGGAAGGCCAAAATTGTCCCACAGGGAACCGACCGCGCTATTCGCATTGATAGTCGAGGCATCAATGACCGGAGTCGTGTAATCAACCGTGTCACTAGGATTCAACCTTTCTCCGTGCTGTTTCACGAAATTAGTCCATACAAGACGATTCGGCACATAGAACCAGAATGTCTCTAAATACATGTTATCCATGATGGGAAAAATAGGCGTAGCTAAGCGAGCGAACATAGAAGCTTTAAGATTGAACGTATCACCAGGCAAAACATCATCCAAATAGAAGGGGATTAATTGCCCTTCATCAAATGTGTGCTTGTGACGACTCACGCGTTTGAACTGAGAACGAGGGCGAGATACCTGAGGTATCTGAGCAAAGTGATTCTGAAAAGCTGACTTTACCATATTTTTTTCTCCATAAAAAAAACCCCAGGGAAGGATAACCCTGGGGGCAAAATTGCTAGTTGGTCATTCCGCCTGAGGAAGTTTTAAAATCCTGCACGAGACCTAAGCATTTTTTTGACTCATGCATGTACACGTTACCTTGAGTAGGATCGTATTCACCGACCTCGAAGATAGAAAAATCCTGAGGGTGCTTAGCCCAAACTGCACGGCCTTCTTGAAGACCTTCCTGAATATCACGAAGAAACATACCTGTTGTAGGCGACGTAATAATCGCGCCATACGACGTAGATTTATCGTCTTTCAGGACGAAGAGTTTCATCAATGGTTGCGAAAGCATTTTTTCCGAGTTCATCTTTTCTCCTTTTTTCGTAAGTGTGTTGGAAAATCCTTCCTTTAGCTTGCGCACGGCGAAGGGGACCGTCTCCTTTTTTAATAAGCTTTTCTCTTTCCTTAAGCGAACGCAACCGATTCGCGTCGCGCCATTTTTTGAATTCCTCCGGATGAAGTTCCTCGATCTTTTTTAAGAAGTACCTTGGTACAGGGTAATCACCCTCTAGCGTTTTCACCTTTCCTGCTACTAGAACATCCTTCCAGTATTTCTCAATCCAACTAAGACCAATCCCTCGGCCAAAGAGACCATATTGCTTTTTCTTGTGACCGTCGTTTACGTGTTCATCCTCAAAACCGTCCGTAATATAACTACCGCTGGACTGAGCCAAATCCAATGTAATTTTCCCCTGTTGTACACAACCTT